ATCCGTTACGAGTGCGCGAAGTGCGGGCACCTGATTTGCGACACGCCGACCGAGCGCAAGGCGATCTGCCGCTCGACTACGTTTATCAGGATGAATCCGAAGGCAGAGCCTTGCGATGTGTCGTTCACCTGGAATGCGCTTTTGCCGTGGTGGGTCACATGGAAGGGTATCGTGAAAGAATACCTTCTAGCGATTGCCGCCGCGAAGCAGGGCAACGTAGAGCCGATGCGAACCTTTGTCACAGAAACGCTCGGGGAGGCGTGGGAAGATCGGCTTGGCGTGATCGAGGACTTTGGGTTCCTGGAGGCCCGCAAGGCGGAATACGATTACGGCGAAGCATGGCCCGAAGCCAAGCGCCGCTTCATGGCCGCGGATAAGCAGGAGCGTGGCGGCGAGCATTATTGGTGGTTGATCATGGACTATGGCCCATTCGGCAAGAGCCGGGTTGTGGCGCATGGCCGATGCGCTTCAAAGACCGAGCTTGAGGAAACGCGCAAGCTCTACAACGTGGCGGCAGCCGACGCCATGATCGACTCCGGCTACATGGCGCAGGACGTTTATCGGTTCTGCGGCGCTGCCGGCTGGAAGGCTTTCAAGGGGGACAAATACGAGTTTTACATCGAACCCCGCCGGCACCCTCAAAATCCAAAGCAAATCATCAAAGTCCGGCAAATCTGGCGCAAGACTCAGGCGGTCGTCTATAACGCCGCAACGAAGATGCGGATCGGGGCGCTCCCGCTTTTCCTGTTCTCGAACGATGCGAGTAACGACCTTCTTTCGGAATATCTCATGGGCTTGGTTGGCGACTGGACGCTTCCCCGCAACTGCGCCCGCGAGTTGTTGAAGCAACTGGCCGGCGACGTGCGGCGCGAGCATACCGACCCGAAAGGCGTCATTTCTTACGTCTGGCACACGGTTGGCGACAACCATCTTCGGGACTGCGCGCGCATGATTTTGATCGCGGCGATCATCACGAAGACGATCAATGCGCCTTCGCTCGCTGGCGGGGGGTTAAAAGCCCAGCCGGAGCCATCGGCACCATAGCGTTACCGTATAGGTGTAGCGTAATGATATTCGCTTTTGAATCATGGGCTTAGTTGCAACTCAGGATAAAAGGGACATTTTGAGATCGCTCGCCGCGTGTGCGGCGAACGATGGCAAAAGCCTTGCCGTGCAGTTGACCGCCGCGCTGGGTGTCGCCAATGAGGCCATTCGCAACGGCTCCTGGCTCGCGTCCACTAGTGAGGCTGGGGGCAGTGTTTCTTTTGGAATGCTGGCCGGTTTTACGCCATTGACGGCCCGCCGTTGCATCGGTGAACTCACCACGCTCTTGGAGCAAGCCAGAGGATATTTGCGTGATGTTTATGCCCTAGCGCAATCTGGTAATGCAGAAAATATCAGGCTGGCTATTCTTCATGGGAAAGTCAGCCAATGGCTCATTGACAACATCGCACAGAATTGCGATGCCATCGGTCTTCCCAAAGACGCTTTCCTGCTAACACAAATGCTCGGCGTGGAATCCCATTGCGGACCTCGGCTTCATCGCGTCGGGCGATTCCAGCAGGATTTCACCGCGATCCGATATGGCATCGGCTTTGACGCTGTGGGGGTGGCTGAATGAAAGCCTGGGGCGAAATAGCAACTGAGCTAAAGCGGCTTTTTTTCGCAGAGAAAAAAGGCGCGACCCGGAATGCCTTAATGCGGCGAACCGATCCCGCGCCCGTCCTCAACCGCTATGAGGCCGGCCGGCGGTGGCAATGGGGGGATCGAAGCTGGATTTGGTCATGGGTGACAGATGCCCGGTTTGATGCTTCGCAAGCCGACCGCTGGGAGATCATGCGGAAGGCCCGCTATTTCGAGGCCAACTCGCCCCTTGTCCAGCGCATTGCCGATCTATGGGAACAGTACACCGTTGGGCCGAACGGCCTGATTATCACTCCGGCAAGCAAAGATGAGGCCTGGGTGCAACGGGCCAAAGAGTGGTTCGATGAATGGGCGCTGGCTCCAGACCTTTGCTCCCTCAATTCATGGACAACACTGCAAAGCCTCATCGCCCGCCTCTGGCTGGTCGATGGCGAGGTGTTTATTCTCAAGACGCGTACGCTGGAAGCTCCCTACCGGCCCCGCATCCAGATCATTGAATCGCACCGCGTCGGAACGCCAAACCAGTTTGCGGCCCTTGAAGGCAAGACCTTCGTGGATGGTGTGCAGATCGATTTAAAGGGCCGTCCTGTGACCTACTGGGTCCGGGACGGCTTCGAGGCCACTGAATATGTCCCCATTCCCGCCAGCAACATTCTCCATATCTGCGAGCCTACCCGTGTCGGAATGTACCGATGTCTCTCGCATTTTTACGCGGTGATGAACTCCTTGCACGATCTTGATGACCTGATGCACCTGGAAATGCAGGCGGCGAAAGATGCTGCCCACACGGAAAAGATCGTCAAAACCGCATCTGGCGAAATGCCCGATGACGATTGGTCGGAAGCTCAGGAAGTGGCGACGGTCAATTCCCAACCGAACATCGACCGGCAGAAGCAGTATTACGAGCGCATCTTCGGCGCGGAAACGAAGGTGCTCTTTCATGGCGATGAGTACGCGCAATTTGTCAGCAATCGCCCGAGCGTGGCTCAGCAGTGGTATTGGAAGTTCCTGGCTGAACAGGTGTGCAGTGGCGTGGGTATCCCCCTGTTAATGGTTTATCCCGACACGATGCAAGGGACCGTTTATCGCGGGATGCTCGATACCGCCGCCGGCTTCTTCCGGGCGCGCAGCCGGGTGCTCGCTGATGCTTTTGCGCAAGTCTGGCTTTATGCCATCAACTTCGGCGCCAGCTACGATGTTCGCATCGCGGATCGGCCCACCGATTGGAAAAGCACCACCATGCGGCCGCCTAAGGCCGCCAACGTAGATGTGGGGCGCAATTCCACCGCAATGCTGGCCGAATTAGAGGCTGGAACTCGGACATTCGCCGACATCTATGGAGAGATGGGGGATGATTGGCGTGAGAAGCTGGCGCAACGCGCCACCGAGGCTGCCTATATCAAGAAGCTGGCGAAGAAGAACAAAATCAATCCCCAGGCCATCTGCGGCTTCGCCCCCATCGAGGGCCAAGGGAAAGAATCGGCGCAGCAGCCGATAGGCAGCATGGCCGGTTCTGGAGAATAATCACATGGCAAAAAACACCGCAAAGAAAATCAATGACTGGCTCATCGTGAAGAATGAGAGCGCGATGCCCGCCGCCGAAATGCTCATCTACAACCGGATTGGCAAGGACTGGACTGGCGAGGATGGGCTGGCCGCCAAGGACTTCGATGCCGCGCTCAAAGCCATTCCCCCGGGCCGCCCTATCAATGTTCGCATTAACTCAGTTGGCGGCAACGTGTGGGACGGTCTAGCGATCCATAACATGCTCGCCCAGCGCCGTGCGGATGTGACATGCCACAATGACGGCATCGCGGCCAGCATCGCGGCGGTCATCATGTGCGCCGGAAGCAGGGCGGTCATGCCGAAAAATTCATTGATGATGATCCATCCCGCGCAAGGGATGGTTATGGGCGATGAGAAAGCAATGCGGGCTGGGGCCGACAAGCTCGCCACGCATACCAAATCCATCGCCAGCGTCTATGCCGAGAAAACCGGCAAGTCGCAGGAGGAAATTATCAATGTGCTGAACCAAGGTGAAAAATGGATGACCGGCGAGGAAGCCAAAGAGTTCGGCCTATGCGATGACTGCACGGATGCCATTGCCATCAGCAATGAAGTCAATAATTTCGATTTCTCGCGCTTCCAGCATGTGCCGGAGGTGTTACAAAAAAAGTCGGGAGAGGAACCCGCACTTAACAATGGCGCTGCCCAAAGCGGCGTGACCTTAAGGAAAGACATAATGAATAAGGAAGCTATCCTTGCCCTGCTCCGCGCGCATGGGCAGGAGGTCGCCAACGATGCGAGTGATGAGGCCATCCTCGCCGCCCTGAATGGGCTTGGCGCAAAGGCGAAGGCGGCGACTTCTGCCGGGGCGACCCCCCCGCAGAATATCATCGACCTCGAAAACAGCATGAAGGCGATCACCACCCAGCTTGCCAATGAGCGCAAGACGCGCATCGAAGCGGTGGTGAACGGCTTAGTCAACGAATGCCGCATTACGCGGGAGGAAGTGACCAATGCCGTCAAGCGGGCCATCGCGGATGAAACGTATCTGGATGAGCTTCGCGCCCGCCCACCCGTCATCCC